CTCATTCTTCCTACAAACTTGGAGAATTTAATCTCGTCTCTCAAGATTTCAGAAGAACGACCCAGTGAGAAACCTTCCTCTCCACCAATTCTGGTTTCAGGAACATTCAAAGCTTTGTAGAGTTTTCTCTGGAAATAATTGATGTCAGTAATCTCACCAAGATTCTGACCACCGGGAAGTGTAGTAATCTCTGTGCCACGACCACCTTCACGACGAGGGAGCCAGAAGTCTTCCATCATGGACATAAACTTCTTGTCATCTCTCATCTCACCAGTGTTTGCGTCATAGACCATCTTGTTTCTATAACGCATCATGACATCACGGAGGTATTGTTCTGCCTTTACCTTAGGAAGATTACCAACGTCAATGTAGAAGATTCTACGTTCTGGTGCTCTTGACAATCTGTAAATGACCAGTGAATCCTCAATCATCATCAACTGATTGAGAGGTTTGATTGCCTTATGCATCCAGGACAATGTGAGTCCTTTGTTTCTATCTACCAGACCAGAGGTACAATAGGTGACAGAATCACGGGTAAGTTTGATACCTTTTGCAGGATTGCCCCCATATCCACCACGAGAACTTCCCATATCTGGGGTGTACATGAAGTATTCTTCAATCTCAGGGAAGTTATATGCGGTGGGATTGGCAGATCTACCAAAGTCATCTCTTACATTACCTACAGTTTTATCTTGCTTCTTGAGTTTTCTTACGTATCTACACTTAGAAGCGTCAATATATCTCAGTTCTTGAATACCATCTTGAGGATTCTTTTGATCAATAACTTTATTGTAATAAAGTCTTCCATCAATATACCAATTACGGAAAATTTCGTGTGCTTTCTTGTCAAAATCTAAAAGTTCAAGGATATATCTAAACTCTTCTCTTACAATTTTTTTAATATTATCACTTGCATTAAGATTAGATAACTCAATGTCTACAGGTGAATCATTAGTATCTGATACGATTGCTTCGTTGACAATATCTTCAATTGCACTATCACACTCAGGATAGAGTGCCATTGTCCTATATCTTCTAATCAGATCAGTCTCATTACGATAGAGACCTTCAATATCTAAATTATAACTACCAAAAAATCCACTACTGGCGAAGGCCTCAGATCCATCCTGATTAGTAGGAGGGATCGGAGAAACAACGCCAGGTGGATTCTTTTCGTTATCTTCAATTGAGAAACCAAATAATCTGGCCATTATGATTAACTAGACTTGCTTGTCTAGTTATTTATCATTCAACCAGAACCTCACCAGCATTAGCTCCGGTGGATTGGGTGGAATTACCGATGGTGTAGAACTGAATGTCGAAGGTGACATCAAATTCTTCCAGGGTATCACCACTATCATAGCTCAACTGAATCTCACTAACCGTGGTTGGGAAGATATCAATGAACTTATAAGTTCTAAGAATTGCAGACTCACCACCTTCATTGGTAGTTGCAAACTTCTCAGAACCTCTACCAAGCTGCTGAACATATGCATCACACATGTAAGACGATGGGTTGGTAACACCAGTAGCATCATCGAGCTTACTGATTACGTTTGCCCATCTTTCAAATGCTGTTCTGAGTTGGAAGTCCTCGTCATTGATGACGGTGACGGTCCAAGGATCGAAGGTTCTATCACCAGCAACCTTCAGATTTCTACCTCTAAAAGGTACCTGGAATGAAGGTGTGTTAGATGCTGGGAGAACTGCAGCCTTACAAAGGAACTTAAACGTTCCATTCTCAGACTGATCTCCACTTCCCCATGCATCAGTGATAGAGGTGGGGAAGGAAGGGATCGAGACTTCAAATAGATTTGGGCGGGCCCCTCCGCCCGCTAGTCTCGATTTAAATTGTGAAAGGGTTCTTGTTTCTGCCATTGGTTAAGCCTCCTAAGTTATTTAATAAAATCAAACAGTTCCAACAACTTCCTGGAAGTCAACACCAGTTCTGGTGGCAACAAACGTCAGGGTGATGAAGTTGATAGACTTGGTTGGCTTAAGGAAAATGTCAGCTCTGAACTCATTGTTGTCAATGATATCAGGAGTGTTGTTTGTCTCGTCGCAAACTACGAGGAAGTCAAATAGACCTCTCTTAGCTTGTACATCCCTCAGGAAGGGTTCGACGATGTTGACAAAGTTGGCTCTTGTATTTGAATCGTTAAGTTCAAAGAGTTGAGAGTTAGCAGCATTCTGAAGTGATTGCTCAACCGTCAGGAATAGTCTTCTAACATTGATTCTGTCAAATGCTGATGCATATGCCAGAGCGGTCTTATCACCGAAGAGTACAATACCAGCACCCTTTTGAGTGATGATAGAGTTGATTCTTGCTCCATAAAGAACATCTCTTTCTGCTTTAGATGGATTGTATGCCATCTTAATTGCATTGTTGATGATTCCTCTTTGTGTACCTGCAGGAGAGAACCAAGGATATGCTTGAATTGCAGTCCTTACCATCAATCCGGCAACGTCACCGTTAGTTGGGACGTATCTAAACACGTTATTGAATCTATCAAACATGTACTTGTAACCAGTATCAAGTACAGCAAACGAGGAAGATGAGATTGGTGCGTAGAATTGAAGAACGTTCTGAGTCTGTGTACCAGAATTAGCGACGTTAACAACGTTAGCTCTGTGTGGAGAGATAGTTGCGATACAATCCTTTCTCTGATTTGCAAGAGATACCAGATAGTTGGCCTTAGCTTGAGACTGACTCTCAACTTCCAGACCAGGACCCATCATGAGGAAATCTACATCGATTTCATCTTTGTTATCAAACAGACCGTAGCCAGTGACAAGGTTAGACAAGTCAGCTGACATACCACCATTTGCCTGATAATCTGCACCACCCTTGAGTGTGTAAGATACAGATCCAAGTGAAGCAAAGTTATTGTTTAGTGCAACTTGACCCCACAGACCCTCTGCTACAGTGTATGGCGTGTTACCAGATGAGAAACCTGATGCAACTGGAATAGTTCCATGATAGGTATCTTCCTTCTGAGAAGGATTGTAACCAGCGAATGCAAACTTAGAGTTCAGTGCAACGAAGTCCTTATAGAAGGTCTTCGTTGGGTTATCGGCGTCAGCCTCACCATCAGATGCCTTAGACAAGGAAAGGAATGATTCAAGGATATTTCCTTGTACACCAGTTACGCTTCCGGTATCATCAACCACGACAATGTGAATTGCGTCGTTAGATCCCTTTCTTTGAGTTACAAACTGGTTATCTACTGGTCTTTGAGCGATACTCTTCCAGAAAATAGTCGAGTTTGCAAGATTTAGAGTTTGGTCGTCATACCAGTCTTTGACAGCTCCAGCAGTTACGGTGTTGCCAAGAGTTCCCGATGTATTTGCAAGAGTAAGAACATCAGACTCTTTGAATGCAGCAGCGTCACTGTATTGCTGATAGGTAATAGCTGTTGCTGTTCCTGCAGTCGATACTACGGTCTGATAGGTAACACCTGCACCAACCGTGGGAAGTGAAACACCAATACCAGTTGCCAGTGTAACTGACGTGTCAGCAACAAAGCTTTCGATAGCAATCGCAGCATTTCCAACCGATACAAACAGAGTTCCGGTGGTAACACCAACCGTGCTGTTGACGTTGATGGTAGTTGCAGCAGCTGCAGCAGCACCAGAGATGGTTGTAATACCTGCGGTTTGGATATCCTGAGTAGTGGGATTTACTCTCTCAAGAACTCTAACTTCAATAGAGCTGTTACCGTTCTGTGCGTCGGTAGTAACACCAGTAATGATACCTCTAAGAGCACCATTGAAGGTATTAACTGCACCAGCACCAGGGATGTTGGTAGAAGATCTTGCTGTAGTAACAGCAGTTCCAACAACCAGATTCAATGCTCCGGGGTTAGTGGTAGCAACACTTACAATCTGGTCTGACTTATTATCAATAGTACAGACTTTCAGATCGGTTCCCCACTCACCAGGGTTTCTTGCTGCCCAATAGTAGGAAGTGTCAGTGGTGTGGTTGAGATCGTAGTCATCTACGTTCTCAATCAAAACTGTCGTAGATGCACCACCAACAGCAGCGTTTGCGTTGTTGAGGTTACCACCGCCGACTCTAACAACTTTAAGGATTCCACCATATGAGAGGAAAGAATTTCCAGTCATCCAGTATTCGTACTGTCTGTCAGTTCCAATTGGCTGACCAAAAGTATCCAGGAATTGTTGTTGGGTCTCAATCGTAATTGGATCGTTA